AATAGCCACAGCACACTTGTCATGTTTCTGTGCAAGGTCAGCATGGACATAATACTTTTTATCTGGGTCTGGCTTAAAGGATTCGTCAAACCTTTTAAAGCTGTCAATTGGATTACGGATAGTCATGCAAGCACGAACCTTGTCTGCCTGTTTAAAGAATGCATCGGACATATAGGTTGGAACACAGGCAAAGCGTTGCATAGCATCGCCAAGGTCTGTGTAAAAAGCTAGTTTAAAATCATCAATCTTGCGAGTAGGGTTTACTACCCAAGTTGGTCTTTTGATTGCAAACATTCCTGGGAACTTGTATGAGATAATTGTGTCTTCATCCCACTCAATTTCTAGCGAGTTGCCTTCAGCATCTTCTGGCAAGTCTGGATTCATAATAAATTTGTGATGCTTTGTCACAGTTTCTTTTTCTGCAATTACTGCATCATAACGCTGAGAAATAAAGTCTCCAGGATAACGGGGGAATGATAGTAGAGCTACCTTGCCTAAGTCTGGGAAACGGGAATCTACAGAAGCACGGAAGGCTTTATAGATGTTATCTGCGGTCTTTCCCTGTTCGTTACCTGTTCCAACTTCTTGTGCGAAACCAGAAATCTCGTCAAGAACTGCTAGGATAAGGTTAAGACCCTCGTGAGATTCACGCTCAGAGTGACCAGAGTAAACCGTTACAGCGTGGTCAAATTCAATGCTATCTGCCTTTGCATAAAACTTACCAGCAAACCAAGGTGACTTTTCAATCTTGGTTTTGAAGCCTTTAAAGAAAACGTTCTTAGCCTGTTGTGCGTTGATAGCAATGTTAATAATATCAATAGCGTCTCCAGATGGCTTGCCAAAATAACGAGCAGGGTCCTTAAGACAAAGTAATTTATAAACGATATAGCAACACGCTACTGTAGATACGAAGTCTTTTCCAGAACCTTTTCCAAGCTGTAGGATAACTTCGTTCTTTGTATATTTATTAAAATACCTGCGACCTTCTGTTTCTCCCATTAGGTCAATTACTTCTTCAAGCCTATAGATTTGGCTCATGGCTTCTACAATGTCATACTGAATTTCAGATAGTGGTGGCTGACCCAAATAGTCTTCGCCTTCAACAAACGTTCTAGCGTCTACTGGTCTTTCTTGGAATACATTACTCTTGAGAACTTCAAGAAACTCATTGAACATCGTGGACAATCGTAATTACCTCTTGTTCTCTGGATACCTGAGAAAGTCTACGCATAATCTCGTCACGAATTTGTGGATACTCACTAGCAATATCTCTAAGAATATTGACAAGGATATCTTGCTTGCGTTCAATCTCAACCATTTCTTCAGCGAGTTCTTTGTTCTCAAGCAAGCCAGCTTTTTGCAACATATCAATGCGTTTAGATTCAAGGTCCATAACCAACTTAATACCTGCTGTCTTTGCAGCTAGATTGGCTGTGGTAGTTGCATCATCAATAACTTCGTATGCTTTTTGAATGAGTTTGCTATAGTGGGTGTCTGCACCAACCAATGCTTCCTTTGCCCTGGCACGTATAGCAGCGTTGTCAGAAGCCATTGCTCGCCATTCATTAATGTGCGAAACAACTTTTTGTCTTGGCAATGCAAGTTCTTTTGAGATTTGGGTAGGCTCTTCACCTGCAAGGTATTTTTCTACTACCCTGTTTACTTCATCTAAATGCTCAATTAGCTTCTGTTCCGTTGACACGCTTACTCCTCTTGCCTCTGGTTGGGACACGCTTTACACGCTCAACCTTAAAAGAGCGAAACACCGACGGGACCTTATTGATAATTTCAAAACAGTCTACCCAAGTAGCACCAGTCTCAGTATTGGTTACAAAGTAATCAAACTTAAACTTACCGCCGTGTTCGTCTTTAACTTTAATTATATCACCACGATTAATCTGAAAGTCATTGAGAATAAAAGACTCTTCTCTAGAAAACTTTTTAGACATCTCTGATGCTACATACTTACGTCTACGACCCATTAGTTAAACTCTCCCTGTAGTCGTTTAATTTCATCCTGAATATAAAACATTGCCTTTTCTAAATCTTGAATGGTCTTGGCTTCATCCTTGAGACCTGCTCGCCATAGATACTTAAATGCATTACCAATGTTAAAGTTACGATGTCTGGTAATCTGAATACACTCAACACCGCTAGGGTCTGATGTATAGTGTGGTGGGTGATTTACTTGGTCTACTGTAATCTTTAAATCTTTGCTCATTATCTTTTTGATTTCCTTAATCCAAACTTGGCTAGATAAACGTAAATAGTTTCTACGCTAGTTCCGCATTCCTTTGCAATTTCTTCTGGTGTCTTCTTGTCAATGTGGTATCGCTTTTTCAACCATACCTCACTAGTATACAGCTTTGCCATTATTTTGTCAACCTTTCCCAGTTATTAATTGCGTAGTGTCCAATACCAATGGCATCTGCTACGTCATTATCCTTAACAACTCTGTCGTATTGAATTTCAATAAAATGAATAGTCTTTTGTTTTCTTGCTTCTCTAACCTGTGCTTTAATCCAGGAATCAGACTTACCAGGATTATCTAACTTAATCTTGGCGAGTTCTTCCTTGCTTGGCTTCTTGTTACCAATAGAGTTTTGCCATGTGATTGGTGCTACTGACCTAATCTTTCGTACCCCTGCTGCCCCCAAAAGTGCTCCCTGAACTAGTGCAAGGTCTGCAGCAGTCTTAGGACTGTTCATAAACACCGTGTGTTCAATTACAATGGCATCAATCTCTCGGAAAGTCTTAAAGAACCCCCTTGCTTTTGATGCTGCATCCACAACCTTGTCATACGTTGTTACACCAGAAAAATTAATCTTGCCATACTGAACAAGCTTTTTATCTTCATAGATAGCAAATGCAAGGCTATTTGTGCTTGCATCAATAGAGCAGATTGTTTTTGGTTGTGTGTCAAGGTTAAGATTTACCATCGGACAAACCTTTCATGTCTTTAAGTATTTTGTTTACAATTGATTTGTCAACATCGCATGATTGACAAGTTGTTGAATCGTTATACATAGAAAGAAGAGTGTTACAAGAAGAACAGTATCTTTTCTTTTTAGCTCTTTTTTGCGTTCTCTCCCGAATATAACGCTCATTAATTTTTTCTTTAGTAGCAGCTTCTCTGCATTGAGCAGAGCAATATATCTGATACTTTATCTTTGTGTCGAACTGGTGGTCACACCAACTACAATGTTTGCTTATCATCTAATGGCTCCAGAGATTTAATTTTAATCACTCCAGAACCAGCATCTGCACAGGCTTGCTGAATAGGGCAAGTCTTGCAAATCTTAGAATTTGAACGGTAGTTCTTCTCTGGCAGGGTTTTGTCTTCCCAAGCCTTTCGAACATTTCGCATCCATTCAAAAGCGTTCTCTACCCACTCAAAATAATACTGATTTAGTTCAACAGGAAAAATCAACAGTTCGTGGTTGTTCTTGTTTTCATAAATCAAAATAGCCTTGCTCCTATTTAGAATCTTCATGTAGATAAGCAACTGAATTAGGTGACCATTCTTTGGTTTACCTGCAGTTTTTCTATACTCAAATCCCTCATTGGGCATGGTCTTAATTTCACCGAGAAGGTCCATGCCTTCCCAATCCAAAATAACGTCACCATATCCAAAGATAGGTGGGTCGTCATAGGTAACCTTAAACTCTGAATCTTTTAGGATACCTGCGTTGCCAATGGCTTCCTGGATACGCTCGTGCGACTTAGTTCCAGCAGTCATGTTAGCACCACCATAGGCATCTGCGTTATCTGTAAAGATTGCTCCTTCAAAAGCTAGATACCAGTAACGTGGACATTCTCCGTGAGAAAACGCAATAGTGCTAGGTGCGAATGTTTTCTTTTGGGTAAATTTGTCTACACGATTTACAATGTATCCAGAGTTAATCTTTTCAATCAGTGCTTCTTTGTCAAGGAATGATGGCTTTTGCTTTACCTTATCTTCTACCTTGAGCATTACTTGTTGCAATAAACTTTTTGCCATGTTAAACACTAGCGAGTGATATATTTAAGAGCCGATACGAGGTTGTTGATAGCCTCTGCAGCGGTGTAATAAATATTCTTTTTCGCTCTGTCTCCTTTATCTACGTTTGTTAGCCATGTGGCTTTGAAGGACATCTTGGCAGCAATTGCTTGCAAGCGTACAATTTCTACTTGTGCAACGTTTAGTGGAATATCTGGCTTTAGAATTACCTTTGCAATAAAGGTTAGTGCAGTAGTTAGCTCTTCATCATTCATAAAGTCAGCGATTTCAGTTAAACCGTTAACCATTTCAATAGTTGTTTGTTGCTGTTCCATTTATATCCTTAAAATATTGTATTTCTATTATACACTATCAGGTGGTAGTTGGTCAAGAATCATCTCAAGCAAGGACAGTTCAATGACTGCTAGTCTTGTCTTGATTCCTTCTTCACCAATTACCACCACAATAGCAGGGTCATTGCCATTACGAATGGCATCTGTAGTAGCTTTAGCCCAGACATCTTTATTTAGAGTAAAAGATTTACCAACTTCTTTAAAGTCAACTGTAAAGTTTTCCCAAGAAGCATCTCCC